ACGCAAACCCGTTGATTTAAAAAAAATCGAGGGGACTTTTCGCGCCGACCGAAGCCTTGAGCAGCCGATGATTGTCGAGCTGAGTGTTGGAGTTCCACAACCACCCGCTCACCTAAACGAATTGGGCTTTGAGTATTGGGATATAACTTGCAAGGAGTTGAAAAATAATAACCTTCTGGCTGGCGCAGATCTCGGACTGGTTGCCGGGTACTGCAACGAATTGGGTTTGTATAAAAAAGCCTGTGAGATAAACAATAAAGAGGGCGAGGTTGTTGTTAACAGATTTGGCGAGCGAGTGATTTCGCCGTGGTATGATGTGCGCAGCAAAGCATTGAAGCAAGCGACGCAGATGGGGCAGTTGTTTGGAATCACGCCGAGCGCCCGGGCAAGGATTGAAACGGGAAACGTAAAGCCAGCGAGCAAATTAGAATTATTAAGAAAACCTAAAACCGCATAACATGAAAAAGACAGTTAACAAAGCAACGCACAAAGCCGCCTTTGAAACGGCGCACGTTGAATACCAGGGACGCGAGTACAGGATTGAAGAGCGAGGCCATAAATTTGTGATCACCATGGATCAGGGCAGCGGATTCCGTGAGTGTGGCAAGTTTGGTTTGTGGGATGAGGCGTTTGTGTATCGCAACTTGAAACTAGCTGAGGAGGCAAAGGCCATTTTTGAAAGCCAGTGCAAAAAGTTGAAAAGTATATAAGCGACGTCAAATCTGGCGCGGTGCCAGTTTGTGAACACGTGCGCAATGCCGTGGCTCGTTATGTGGCGGATCGTGCAGCGGGTTGGGGATTTTCTGAAACCTACGCTTTGCATGCCATTGAATTTATTGAGCAGCTCGAGCATAGCACTGGCGAATATGCGGGCAAGCCGTTTGAGCTAGAGCCGTGGCAGGCGTTTATAATTTGGAATCTGTTTGGGTTTTTAAATGATGACGGAAGTCGCAGGTTTACGCGGGCCTATGTTGAGGTGCCACGAAAAAATGGTAAATCTACATTCAGCAGCGCGATTATGCTTTACGGGCTTATTGCGGATGATGAATCGGCGGCGCAGGTTTATTCAGCGGCGACTAAACTTGATCAGGCGATGATGGTTTTCGGCGAGTCGGTCAGGGTTTGCCAGAATCTGCCCTGGTTAAATGAGGCGCTCACCGTTAACAATTCTGTAAACAATCGGCGCATACTTTACGGGCAATCGATATACAAACCGCTAGAGTGGAATCCAGGCAAGCAAGACGGATTGAATGCGCACTTTTGTTGCATTGATGAATATCACGCCCATCCAAATGATGAGCTTTACAACGTAATCCGAAACTCAATGGGGGCAAGGCGCCAGCCGTTGCTGTTTACCATTACTACGGCGGGCTTTAATCGTGAGGCGCCCTGTTACAAGCACCGGCAGTACTGTGCAGGTGTGTTGAGTGGTAACATAAAAGACGATGCTTTGTTTTCGGTGATCTATACATTGGATGAGGGCGACGATTGGACGGACCCGGCAGTATGGGCCAAGGCAAATCCAAACTGGGGTATTTCAGTAAACCCTAGGCAGTTGGAGCAGGGATTGACCGAGGCCAAGGAGTTCGTGCACAAAGAGGTTGAATTTAAAACTAAACTGCTAAACGTTTGGACCGATACGGCAATGACTTGGATTTCAGATAGTGATTGGAAAGCGTGCGATGGATTGGATGATCTTGAAGGCGCTTTGTGTTATGGTGGATTGGATTTGGCGTCGACTGGTGACTTTTGCGCATTTAGTTTGTACTTTCCAGAATATCACGCGATTCGCTCATGGTATTGGTTGCCAGTGGAGACGGCATACAAACGCAAGGACGCCGCAGGGCAATCAATTAGGCAATGGGCAAGTGATGGGCATATTGAGTTAACGGACGGCAATGTAACCGATTACTCATTTATTAAGGCGCGGGTTATTCAGTTGGCCCAGCAGTACGACATAAAAGATATTGCATTTGACCGATTCAACTCTTCGCAGTTAGTTATTGAGCTACAAAACGAAGGCCTGCAAATGTTTCCTTTTGGCCAGGGCTTTGTTTCAATGTCGGCGCCTACCAAAGAATTGGAGCGGTTGACAAAGGATAAACAATTAAGGCATGCGGGTAATCCCGTCACTCGTTGGATGATGGGCAATATAATGCTGCGCACTGATCCCGCGGGTAATATCAAAATAGACAAAGCCAAGTCTGGCGATAAAGTCGATGGGCCTGTGAGCATTGTGATGGCGTTGGGCACTTGCATGCAGGATGCCGCAAAAGAAAAAGAATCAGATTTTTGGTTTGTAAGCTTATGAAGTTCTTAGACGATTACATGCAGGAATATTACAACAACCTACCGAGATATCGGACATATGAGGACGCCTACAACGCAACCGAGGAAAAGTATTTAGGTAAGTTTGGCGTGCGTCGGTATAAAAATTACAATGTATTCAGGGCAGCGTTGAGCAGGTGGTTGGCCCAGGGGCGTAATAAGTAATTTGTTAACGTGAGTAATTTAGGGCAGTTGTAATTTGCGGGCAATGAATCTAAAATTCTGGCAGCCAAAAAGAGCGGAGAAGCGCAGCAGCTTATCGCAGCCAACTGATTGGCTAGTGAATACCTTACAAAATGTTTTCGGATATCAAACAAAAAGCGGTCAGGCGGTTAATGATCGCACGGCGTTATCTATTGCGTCGGTGCACGCGTGCGTTAGGGTTATTGCAGACGGTATTGCGGGGCTATCTTTAAAGTTGTATAAAGATGATGGCACCAATCGCGAGCAGGTTGTAATCCATTACGCCACGGCATTGGTAAACGAGCCAAACCCATACCAAACGAAATACGATTTCACCAAATACATGGTGAGCCACTTGGCGCTGAAGGGCAACGCTTACGCTTTTATCAATCGCGACAGCAGATATTTGGGGATTGAGTTGCACCCAATTGCACCTGATTACGTTCAACCAATCATGCAGGACGGCCAATTGTTTTACAAAGTGAATCGCAAAGGCTTCCCTGGCATGATCCCAGCGGCCGACATGTTGCACTTTAAAGGTTTGTGCGGTGATGATCCGTTGGTGGGTTTGTCCCCCATAGTGGTGCACGCCGAAACCTTGGGTATTGATTTGGCAGCAATTAGCCAAAGCGCGGGCGTCTACAAAAATGGAGTATTGAAATTTTTGTTAACATCTGATGCGCAGATTAAACCCGAGCAGGCAGTGCCATTGAAGAAATCACTTGATGATGTAATTGATGGGGCAAGCCGTAGCACTGTGCTACCCAACGGCATCAAGATGGAAAAGTTGAGCCTGTCGCCAGAAGAGGCGCAGTATTTGGAAACCCGCAAATTTTCGGCTGAGGAAATCGCCCGCATTTTTGGGGTGCCCGCTTCCATGATTGGCGCAAAGGATGGCATTAAGTCCAGCGTTGAACAGGAATACCAAGATTTTTACGCACGTACTTTGGCATCCTATGCGATTAACATCGAGCAGGAAATGGCCCGTAAGCTGTTAACAGAAAATGATAAGTTAACTTATTACTTTAAATTTAACTTTAATTCGCTGTTGAGAGCCTCCGCCAATGAGCGCGCTGATTACTATAATAAAGGCATTCGCGGCGGTTGGCTTTCACGTAATGAGGCCCGCATGTTTGAGGACGCTAACGGATTTAATGGAGGCGATGAATATTTGATCGAATCTAATTTGATGCCGTCAAGCAAAATCGATGAATACATGGACGCCAAAATTGCGCAACTAATGAGCACCGCCGACAAAAACAACAATCCAGAGGGAACTAATAACACAGAAGTAATCTAATGAAACAAGAAAGGCGCACATTTACGGGCACTGTTCACACCAGAGAGGACGGCGAAGGCATGCCAAAAGAAATAGGCGGCATTGCTGCTGTCATTAATTCCGCTACGGATCTAGGATATTTTGAGGAGGTTATTTTGCCGGGGGCGTTTGACAATGCTCTGTCAAAAGATTACGACATTCGCTGTTTGTTCAACCACGAAGCCGAGTTAATTTTGGGCCGCACAAAGGCAAACACCTGCAAAGTTTTTGTAAATGGCGACGGCAATCTTGAATATACGTGGATCCCAGATTATGAAAACCCTACCCACATGAGCGTTGTGCGTTCTATCATGCGCGGAGATATTACACAGAGCTCATTTGCCTTCACGATTAAAGAACAAATGTGGAGCGAGTCAGAAAAGTACGGATCTATGGGCAAGCGCACAATCAAAGTAATTGAGGATTTGTATGATGTTAGCCCTGTAACTTATCCCGCTTACGCTGACACGGAAGCCGATGCTCGTAGCATTGTTGCTATGCGTGATCAGGAGCAAGAAATCGAAGAGGCCAAAAGAAGCCAAGCCTCCGCCGATGTTATTAAATTGGCTTTATTAAGATATCAAAACCTTTAAACAAAAAACAAAATCATGAATAAAATTAAAGCATTGAAAGAAGAGCGTGGACGTTTGCTCGGCGAATTGTCTACCTTGCAAACCACAATCGAAAAAGAAGCCAGATCTATGGCCGATTCAGAAACCAATCGCTTAAGCGAAATCGAGGCTCGTTTGGGCGCGATTAAAGCAGAAGTTGAAACCTTGGAAAAGTTGCAGAATCTTGCAGCTCAAGCCGCTGGCCACGTTGCTAGCCGTAGCGAAGAAAAAGAAAAGGCCGACATGGCTAAAGAGTACAGCTTTAAGCGCGCCATTGATATGGCTATTTCTGGCCGTCGCGAAGGTGTTGAAGGTGAATTTTCTGCCTTGGCTTCTAGCGAGTACCAGCGTAGCGGTGTAAGCGTAAGCGCTCACTCTATGAAAATCCCTTCTGAAGTTTTCAAACGTGATATGTCTGCTACTGGCGGTACTTCTGGTTCTGAAGGTGGTGTTAACGTTCAAACTTCTGTTGGTTCAATCATCGATGTGTTGTTGCCAAAAACTGTATTGCGTGGTTTGGGTGTTCAGCAGTTGAGCGGATTGGTTGGCAACTTGGATATGCCAACAGCTTCAACTGTACCTTCTGCAGGTTGGAACACTGAAAACGGAACTGCTACTGAAAAGAGCCCCGCGTTCAGCAAAATCACTTTCAGCCCTAAGCGTTTGGCCGCTTACATTCAGGTTTCTAATCAGTTGATGTTGCAATCTAGCAACTCAATCGACGCTTACGTGCGTAACTGGCTCTTGAATGCAATGGCTCAATCTTTGGAAACTGCTGCTATCAAAGGTGGTGGATCTAACGAGCCTACTGGTATCATTGCTAACTCTTCAGTTAACGTAACTTTCGCAGGTGGTGCATCTTCTAACAGCACAAACGCTAACGGTATCGCTCCAGTATGGGCCGACGTTGTTAACTTGATGAAGGCTGTAGAAAACGCTAACGGCGAAGGTGTTGCTTACTTGACCAACCCTAAAGTAAAAGCTGCTTTGCAAACTATCCCACGCCAAGCTTCAGGTGTTGAAGGTAACTTCATTTGGCCTGCAGGTGGTTCTGAATTGAACGGTTACAACGTAGCCACATCAACTTTGGTTCCTAGCAACTTGAGCAAAGGTACTAGCTCAACTTTGTCTGCAATGATCTTCGGAGATTTCAGCAAAATGGCTATCGCATCTTGGGGTGGCATGGAGTTGACAGTTGACCCTTATTCTGGTGCAACTGCTGGCTTGACTAACGTTGTTTTGAATGCTTACTTAGATTGCAACTTGTTGCAGCCTACTGCCTTCGCAGTTTGTAAGGACATCGTAGCCTAATAACTTGACCGCTTGGGGTCATTAAAGTACCAAGTGCCGGGGGTGATCTTGACTGCATTGCCCCTGGGCCAATATGAAAGTGAGATTTACAGCAAACCCTACAGGGCAATTTAATTTAAGTTACAACGTAGGTGAAGAAGTAATAATGGAAACCAAGCAGGCCATGCTCTTAATTGAGGCGGGTGTTGCTGAAGAGATTGCAGTATTGACACCAGTCAAGCCTAGTAAAAAGGCAAAGCCAGTAAACCCTGAAACCGAATTAGACGCAGAATAATGTTTGTCAGCCGTAGATATACCGCCTTCGCAAATGCCGCTACTGATTACCTCAGTTTAGCAGATGCAAAAACCCATTTAAGGGTTACAAGTTCCTCAGATGATACTTACATTTCGGGGCTTATCTCTATGGCAATTGATGCCTGCAGTAATTATTTAGGCTACTCAATTCGCAAAGGGACGGCAAAGTATGGGTTTGACTCATTTACAGGCCAGCCTGCGCTCGTGAATCCCGTGAATGGACTCAATATACCTTCAGGCAATTATCTGCGATTAAACACGCGCTGTTTGGCTATTAACTCCGTGAGCTATGTAAACGACTCGCAGGCAGTTGTTGCTTTTGATTCTGCCGACTGGTTGGTTTCACCTGATCCAATGGGCGGGTATAGCAGAAATATCTTTTTTGAAAATACGCCATCCTCTATAACGGATGATGTTATTAAGTACATCGTTGAAATTTCAGAGGGCTTTAATCCTGTAGGCACTTCTTCTGTTGATCCTGACACCATCATGCCCGCCACAATTAAGCATGCTGCGCTTTTGTTGGTTGCTCAGTACTACGATAACAGGCAGGCCATCATTACAGGAACCATCTCCAGTACGATGGACTTCGGCTTTCACTACTTACTCGATCCGTACAAAATCCAAATCATGATCTGATGAATGCGGGGTTAATGGATGTACTGGTGAGCCTACAAAGCTACACCGAAACCATAGATACAAACACAGGCGAGAAGCTGCAAACGTGGACGGAATACGCAACGGCCTGGGCGCAGCGTGTTGAGCAGGAAAGTGGCGCAGAGAATGTAAACGCAGACAGGCGCGAGCATAAGCAAATTGTCATGTATACAATCCGTTTTAATTCAGCCGTAGGCGTTAAGCACAGGGTGGTTGATGACAATGGGGCGCATAACATTGTTAACATTGCAAACCTTCAGCGCAATCTATATTTGAAACTACAAACTGAATTAACGCAATAATGGCAAACAAACGCGAGACAAAAATGGACGGCCTTGCTGAAATACTTTCAGCACTAGAAAAAATGGGCGTTGATGTCAAGTCTGAAAAATTGCAGAACATGATAAAAAAAGAGTCTCAGTGCATTATTGATACGGCCAAAAGTTTAGCGCCTGCCGATACAGGGAACATGCGAAACTCCATTGGCTTTATTACAAAGATGGATAAAGATAATAGAGAGCGCGTTTTAATTGGTTTAAATGGCAATTACTACAACCATTATTTGGGCATTATGTTTGAATATGGAACAAACCCGCGTATACAAGAAAATGGAAGATACACAGGTAGTTTAGCCGCTAGGCCATTTATTCGACCGGCAGTTGATCAAAACAGAACCCGTGTAACTGAGGGAATAATGAAAGGCGTTGATCAAATCATTGCCGATTTAGCAAAGAAAAATAATTTAATATATAAATAACCATGGCAACTACTGGACCAGTAAACGGCACGCTTATAAGCATCTATAAAGATGTTAGCGGTACCTTAACTAAAATTGCAAACGCAACTTCTCACTCGATGGATATCTCAAAAGATATGATCGACGTTACTAACAAAGACAGCGCAGGCGCTAAAGAATTTATCGCGGGCGAGTATGGCTACACCTTGAACGTTGAAGGCATTTTTGAAGGCGATTCATCTGTAAGCACAAGCGGTTTGTCTTACAAAGATTTGTTAACTGATTTGCTTGCGGGCACTCAATTGACAGTTGTAATGACTACCAACGTAACAGGAGATGAAAAATTCACAGGCGGCGCTTTCTTTAGCAGCTTGAGTTTGAGCGCACCTAACAACGACAAAGCAACCTTCACAGGAACTTTGCAAGGTACTGGCGCTTTGACTATCGGCACCGTTTCATAATTTATTTGTTATCTTTGTGGCATGAGCCACATTATCATCGGGGGTGTTCAGCACCCCCTTTTGTTTAACATGAACAGCCTGCGCAATGTGATGCAGTTGGCTGGGATGGAAAATTTCGCAGATCTAAACTTGCAAAAAGACCTTGCCAAATCTATGGACTTCGCACTAAGTTGCGCGTTCTATGGGATTCTGGAAGGCTACGAAGCCGACGGCAAAAAAACGCCATACCCCACCATCCAAAAGTTGGGCGCATCGGTTAAAAGATTTACAGAGTTGAGTCCTGCATTGGATGGATTTACGCAGGCGGTGAGTGATTTTTTTAGCACTGAAGAGCCAGAGGGAAAGTAAAAGCCAAGGGCGACGGCGCACCGCTAACTTGGCGCAAGATTGAGCGCATCAGTTACGGCGAATTGAATCTAACTGAGCGAGAGTTTTGGAAATGCTCGCCACGTTTTTGGCGTTTGAAATTGGAGGGGATGCGTGAGGCGCAGCAACAGCAGTACAGAAACCAATGGGAAATAACTCGCTGGGCAGTTGCTACAGGCATGGCGCCACACTTAAAAAAGCCAATCGAACCGAAAAGGCTGTTAACATTTCCATGGGAGGAATCCGACTATATTAGTATTGAGGAAGCGGTTAAACTATATTCGCATGTCTTTGATAAATTAACACCGGACGCCAAGGCATGAGCGCACCTATAAAAATAGTCTACAACATTTTAAGCAACAACTCAGCCCTCACGGCGTTGGTTTCTACGCGCTTAAATCCAATACGGATTCCGCAAGAGTCTGCATTCCCTGCAATCGCTTATAATTTAGTTAGCATAATTGCAAGCCCTACCAACACAAGCCACTCACGCACAGACTTTGCTCGGGTGCAAATCAGTAGCTTTGGCACCACGTTTGCAAGCGCCACGGCCGTTGCTTCTGCCGTGCGCACTGCATTGGAAGCAGTAACATTGCCAGGCACTTTTAACTCGGTAAAATGCCAGACGATCGAATTTGATGGCGAGGTGCAATTGGCAGAAGATGAGGCAGGATTTGCAGGAATTTACCACGTTGCTCAGGACTTTATAATTAACTATACAAGATAATGGCAAGGTCGTTAAATATAGTAATTGGCGCAAACATTGAAAAGCTCAGACAGGGCTTTAATGATGCGATATCAGTAATCAAAAAGGCGGGCGGTGAAATGTCTGCCGACGTTGCAAAGAGCGCAAAGAGCATTGAGGAAAAGCTAGCAAGCATAGCCACCCGTAACCCAACGATGGGAACTGTTAGGCAGTTGACTCAGTTGGCAATGGAAGCGCGGGCATTAGGTCCAGAGTTTGGCAAAGTTGCAGATCAGTTTATAAAAGAAGCGGGTAGGATAAAGGACAGCATAGGCGATGCCAGGGCAGAGGTTGCATATTTCGCAAGTGATACTCGCAGAATTGATGCGGTGTTGGGTGGAGTGCAGGCAGTCACTGGAGCCTTTGGAGCATTGCAAGGTATTACTGCTTTATTGGGTGCCGAAAACGAGGACATGCAAAAGGCCATGATGAAGCTACATGCGGCCATGTCTGTGGTAAGTGGATTGCAGGCCGTGATGAATGCATTGGAAGCGGAGAGCACTGTGCGAAAAGGGGCGAGCGTAGCAATGACAAAACTTCAAACCTACGTAATGGGGCAGGCAACTGTTGCAGCACGGGCTTACTCCGCCGCATTATTGGCCACAGGGGCGGGCGCTATATTAGTTGCTATTGGGCTTGTTGTTACGGTGTTTCAAAATATGTCGAGCGAAATTGACAAAGCAAAGAAACGACTTGAACAATTTCAAAAAATACAAGAGCGATCTTTGACATTGGGCCAAAGGCAGATAAAAGAAGAAGAAAGAAAAACCGAGTTAGCAATAAGCCAAGCAAAGGCGCAAGGCAAAGGCGAAGGCTATATTTTAAAGTTAAAAGAAGAAAGTTTAAAGCGACAAAAGGCCATGTACATAAAGTACGGCAGTGAGGCGCTTGATGCTTTGGCTGTACAAAGGCGGCAAGAGTTATACTTGGCAACTGGCAACTCGGCGAAGATTACTGAAATTAGATTAAAATATGATCAGCTTGAAAACGATTTAAGGTACTCAATCAATAACGAGTATAAAGATAAAGTCGTAGCGCTTGACATTGAAAAAAATAATCAGTTAGCGGAGAATAGAAAAGACGATTTAAAGGATGCCAAAAACAATGCGCAAGAATTAGCAAAGTTAGAGGCGCAGGTATTTGGTCAAAAGAATACAGGCAAGGCAATAACGAATCCAATTGAGGATCAGATAAAGCCTGAAAAAATGGAGGATGTTATTAACTCCATGGAAATGGCCGCGCCTGCTGTTAAAGCTTTGAATGATGAGCTTGTGGGCATGGGCGGAACTGAAGGCGGCCCCGCAATGGTTGCGACTTCTGTGGGAGAATTATCTGCAGAACTGCAAGCGATGGCCGATACTAGTTCGGTAAGTTACAAAATACACGCAGCGGCTGCTGCGGAGGCTACAAGGAAAACGCAGGAATATGCAGACAGTTTTAAAGAAGCGATGTCTGGAGTTAACGAAGCGTTTAACAGCATGACCGCCCAGGGCCTTGAGGATTTTGGGGTATTGTTGGGTGATATTATGACGGGGCAAATCGGTAGTTTTGAATCCTTTGGGCAAAAATTGTTAAAAGCGGTTGCGGGTTTTATGAAATCCTTTGGGCAAGCATTGATTGCAACGGCCACAGCGTCGAAGGCTTTTAAGGAGTTATTGATTTCAAACCCTGTGCTCGCAGCTGCTGCGGGTGTTGCCTTGGTTGCGGGTTCTGCGGTGATCACTAACATGCTAAACAAAGGCCCAGAAATGACGGCCTTTGCCGAGGGGGGAATTGTGAGCGGTCCGACTTTAGGATTGGTGGGAGAATATCCAGGGGCAAGTAGTAACCCTGAAGTGATTGCGCCATTGGATAAATTGAAGGGGATGCTAAACACAAACGAGCAAAGCGGCTACGTTGCAAGCACCACAATACAGGGGCGCGATTTGGCAATTGTTTTGGAACGATATAACAAAGACAGAAATAGGGGATAATGGCACGCATTTACTACGGCTCATTTAAGAGCATTCAAGATATTGATTACAGGGTTGAGTTGTGGGATGCGCCAAGCGGTAGCACCACCTCGGGCACCGAGTTAAAACTTGCGGGCGAGGGCTTTGTAATTGATCGCGAAGGCGAAGGTACTGCAACCTATGAAGAATTTTTAAGGCCATCACGATGCTCTACGGAGTGGGTCATGCCAAACAATACTGTACTGGCTGACTTTATTTCAATAAGCACAGAGGCTGAAAACAATTGGGCCATGATTGTTTATCGCGAAGATGTGCCTATTTGGATTGGTAGAGTTATTGCCGATCAGATGACTCGCTTGCGTGAGGCCATCCAGGCAAAGCCACGCATTAAACTTGCGGCGGTCGATGGCTTGGAATTGTTAAAAGGATTTCGTGTTAGTGATCTCTGGTTTACGGACGGCATAATTACAGGCTCCTATCTTTTCCGCAAGTGCCTGGAACAAATTGAATTGAGTGAGTACTGGGTAGTATTGGGTATTAATTCAAATTACTTTTATGATGCCTCTTTGATGTATGCCAGTGCGGCCGCATTAAAAGGGATTCACTTGCTGAGTTTCAACCTTAACGCGTTTGTGAAAAACTTTGACCCCATGAAGGATGTGCGGGCCATCGATGTAGACGCGGGATATTATGCCGACAGCAACATGCTTACCTGTACCGAGGCAATGGAGCAGATTTGCGCAGCCTTGCAAGTTAGGTTTATTCATGAGATGGCAGGTTATTGGATGGTGCCAGTAAACGGTTACTTTAATACCACGCTCGCCTATCGCCGTTACTCTTATACGCTCGGCTACCAAGGCACCGGCACCTATACCCACAGGCAGACATTGGCAAGCCCACGGCCTCAATGGGAAGCTAAGCCATCCCTTTACTACCAACCCGCTGCAAAGTTGGTCCGCATCGATACACAGCGTAGGCTTGCAGGTAGCAAATACCGCACATATTTAAACGCTGTAGATACTATTTTTTCTAGTGAGTTCACAGGCATACCTACAGGCTCAACGCCAGACGATGCCCCTATGCGCATTAAGGTATTGGTCAAGTTTACCCGCGCTTACCCGAGTGGCAAAGTTGAGAATCAGACGCAGATTAATTACAGGATTTATTTGCGTGATGCCTCAGGTACTATTTCCTATCTGCAAAATGATGGCTATTGGAGTAGCACAGTAAATGCGTTTGAGGGCAAAGTCGATACACGTGGGCAGAAAACTACCTGGAATAGTTACATGATTGAGCACCAGTGCACGACAGCCCCGGCAACTTATGACCGTCTATTTGTCGATATTGACTTTGTGTATTCAGTTGTTAAAACATATTCAAAAAGCAAAGGGTGGCAAGTTACGGCTTCGGCTCCAAAACCTTTCTGGGGATCTGTGCAAGTTGCGTTTGCCGATAGTTCAGCCTACCAAAACCCCGACTTTGTTTTTGATGTTGAAGAAATATTTAGCCCAGGCACAACCTCGGCGCTAAACTCTACCGAGATTAATTTGGACATTGCCCATTATTCGAGCGATTCAAAGTATGCAATCGGCAATATACTGGCTTACAACGGGACCACAAATGTCGTGGCCGATGATTGGTTTGGCGGTTGGGATTCCGTAACCCATGGCACGCTTACCGAAATGATAGGCACGGCCGTAGGTGGTTGCTATAAAGATTTCCTGCAGGTGGTGCGTGGTGGTTGGGTAGACAGTGGCACACTTACTGCAATCAAAACTTTGTATTTTGACGGCGGCGCATGGGTGTTGAATGGTTGTAGCTTCAAAGCACGATCAGAAGCATGGGATGGCGAGTGGCTTTATTTGGCCCCAACTTATTCAGGGCTTACTTCAACGGGCGAAGGTTACAAAATAGATCCCGGCAAGAATGACGATAAGGTAAATTATGCACTGGAAGCCGTGGCCGAAATGAATGGATCAATTAACTTTGTGCCTGAGCAGGTATTGGAGTTTTTGATTAACGACGCAGAAGGCGCACCAACCGCGCAGCCTACACTAAACACGCGTTGGGAGGTGATGCTTGAATATGTGGATAGTTCAGAGGTTGTAAGGTGGCACGTGCAGGAGCACAACGCCAGTGTAACCTATACAGCAGGCACGCACACAATTACAAACGGCTACGAGCTTATTATTTGCAATACTACGGATGGCAATGTAACTGTGAACTTGCCAAACGCAACCGAGAGCAAGGGTAAGAAATACTATTTCATGAAGACAGCGACGGCGCACGTTGTTACAATAAGCGGCGGGTCGTATAATATAAACGGCTCCAGTAGTACAACAATAAATCAGTTGTATGGTAGCAAAACAATTATAAGCGACGGCGCCCAGTGGTATATTATTAGCAGCGTTTAATTTGTTAACGAGTTGGCGGTGGGGCTTTTGTAAATTGCATTCATTATGGCAGAAGCATCAATCGACATCGTAGCAGGTTACGACGGATTTGTAAGACACGGAGCGGCAACAGTTACAGGCGTAAGTTATGACGCTTTGGTGCCCCAAGAAGATACAGTATTTACCTCGTTTACAGTTACCCAAGAAAACGGCACAGCAACTAACGTGCTAACTGCACGCGGTATGTCTGGCATTACTTTCAAGCAAGGCGTTTATTTGCCCGCGGGTAAGGGTAACAAAATTACAGGCTTTGTTACAAGTTCTGGTTCTGTAATCGCATACTAATGCGCAGAATGGGCATTGGATTGGGCATTGGAATCAATCGTTCCAACTATGCCCAAGGGATTTTTTCGGCTTATCAGAGTCGAGTTATTGCCGATGGTGGGGTAACTGAAGCGGGTGCTTGTGTGGATGCGGTGAGTGGGTTGCTACAAACTGCATCGTTGTTATTGATTCCATCGGGCTACAAGTCGGGCAAAGCATATGCCGAAATCCCCACCAACGGGAATGGTGATTTAACTTGGACACGCTCAGGCACGGCACTACGCACAAATAGTTCGGGCTTATTGGAATCAATGGGTTCGGGTGTACCGAGGTTGTCCTATATGTACGGCAGTTGTCCAGCGTTGTTGTTGGAACCGCAGAGGACGAATTTGGCATTGCAGTCGGAGAGTTTTGACAATGCGAGTTGGAGTAAACCTTCTGGATGGACTGTTACCGCAAACGCTACCACTTCACCCGATGGTACAAGCAATGCGGATTTAATAACACCTACAAATTTTAATAACCTATCTCAAGCGTGTGTTGTCACAACATCTACAAATTACGCAGTAAGTATTTATGTAAAAAGAAACACTACAAATTCAACTTGGGTATCTTTAATTTTTAGCGGTGGAACTTCAATTAGTTACGGGTATATAATAAATTGGTCAACATTGAGTATTTCGCTAATTCCCGCACGTACAGCAGCAATTAATCCAACTTTTGAAAGCGTGGGGAACGGATGGTATAGAATCAGTTTTGTTTGTGCAAGTGGAAATAACATTTCTTCGTCTTTCCAAATAATCCCCGACTCACAATCGGGTACAAATTCCATTTACCTTTATGGCGCCCAACTCGAAGCGGGCGCATACCCCACCACCTACATACCAACTACATCAGCATCTGCCACCCGTATTGCAGATTCATTCAGTCGCAATAACATCTACACCAATGGTTTGATTACATCAAGTGGGGGTACTTGGTTTGTGGAGTTGAGGGGGAATTTGAGTTTAACGAGGGATTCAACTATGTTGTTAGGATTGGGAGACAACACGGCATTAAGTCAAAATAGTTTGGCTTTAACAAATTCAACATCGGGAAGAATGATTTTACGCAAATATGTATCGGGTTCTGCTTCTACATTATTTACGACCACAACCGACACCGTGAAACTTGCTATTAAGTGGAACGGCTCAACTGCGGATGTTTTTGTGAACGGAACTAAACAAGTTAGCGCAACCGCATTCACTACGACAAATATGGAAAATTTGTTAAATACTGCAACAGGAACGCCTGTATTTATCCAAGCAATGGGATTATTCACAACACCACAAACCGACCAATTCTGTCAAGATATTACCACCTTATGACCTTCGCAAAATATCAATTCCAATCATTAGCCGAATGGCTAACATACCAAGCCCAAATCAGCACAACGCAAGAAGGTAGCGTAACCTACCAAAATTGTGCAGTACACGAAATAGGTAACATCTGCCTTGCCACCGATGAAGAAGGTAACTGCACCGACCTTTCCCCACTCTATGCCGTTGACATCCTTTGGAACGGAAATCCGTTGGAATCATTCAGCACTAAAGAGGTGTTTCCAAATCCGATTGGCGTTCATACTTTTAGTGGGTGTGAAGAAATGTACACACAAAGATTTTGTCAATTTTATCCCGATTCACCTTATTGCATAACTCCCGATGTCAACGCCTAAAAAAATCCCCAATGGTCTACCCATTAATTTTGACCAATTTCGTAAACAACCAGTTACTGCCGTGGCTTTTTGTATGTTACTGGCTGTTGGGTATTTGTATTTGGACTTGCGTTCGGGCTACAAGGAACAAATTGAAAAGGCCAATGCCAAAATAGAAATGTTGGATACCAAGATTGACCGCTTATCGTATGCCCTGAAAAAATCAGATTCATGCTTGGCATCTGCCATGACTGAAATACGGATCATGCAAACAATGAAAAAACTATGAAAAATCTTTTAATCGTATTTAGCGCGTTGTTTATCACTGGTTATGTGGCTACAAGTGCAACCGCAAAACAAAGCCCTACAATCGACGATATTGATGCGTTGCTTAACAAGGTATCAAAAAACCTACAAAGTGCGTCAGAAGTCACCAAAATGGCTCAAACGATGAACGCAAAGATGGTTGAAGCAAAGGTTCAAGAAAAAGAGGAACTAAAAAAGGAAGTTGAGATGGCGGAGGTGAAGATGGAAGCCATGGAACAAAAGATTGAAGTGTATGCGGTGAAGATGATTGATAATGGAATTGACACGGCAACACAACCAACCTTCACTGGACCAATATACGAAGCGTGGGTAAAGTATACGCAAGAAGGTGGCAAAGAAGATTTTGGATATTTTAGATTGTACCTATGGCAACAAAAGTAAAAAGCAATTCAGTGGTATTCCGTGTGAAACCAAAGAAGAAGTTGGGCAGACACACAAAACACATCAATAAACATAAGTCAAAAAAGATTTCAAGGGGGCAAGGATAATGGTAAACATTGATTTCAATGAAATTTTCACATACGACAATGGCAAGTTGTATTGGAAGAAAAAAATATCGAACAAAACCGTAATTGGCAAAGAAGCGGGATATTTTGATTATAAATTGAATCGCCATTTTGTAACTTGTTGTGGAAAAATGTTGGCAAGAAGCCGAGTTGTATATGCAATGTTTAATAAATTTTCTACAAAAAACATAGACCACATTAATCGCATTTCATCAGATGATAGAATTGAAAATTTGAGAGAAGTGACAACAAGGGAAAATGGTATTAATAAGGAAATGGTCATTAACAACAAAAGGAATTTACCATCATGCGTATACTTTGATCCAACTAATAAAAAGAATCATTATTATGTACGAGCAAGAATTGATGGAAAGAAAAAAGTTATTGGATGGGCTACAACTCCCGAACTGGCAGAATCGTTGTATAAATCATATTTCAACATTACTATTTAATTTTGGACAAGGATGAACAATTTTAAGACAAACATCACTGGCATTGTAGCCATTTCAATTTTGGCATTGAGTTATGCCATTTTATTTTCAATTATCTTTTGGGATTTCCCAACGGATCAAAAGGACATTTATTTTACCATTGCGGGTGGGGTAACATCCATTGTGACTATGGTAGTATCATTCTATTTTGGCGCATCAAAGAAACAAGATGAAAATTAAACAAGTACCATTTAGGGCATACAATCGCGAAGCGGTTAAAAAGACCCAGGTGTATTTACACCACACGGCGGGAAACGGAAGCGGTGAACAAACCTTCGCCTATTGGGAAAAGGTAGCCAACAAGGTTTCAACTTGTGTTGCCATCTCAACAGACGGCACAATCGTTCAAGGGTTTGGAAGTGAGTATTGGGCTTACCATTTAGGGCTTGGTACAAAGCATTTCATGGGGCATGGTTGCCCTTACCTTCCTTTGGATAGAACATCCATTGGTATTGAGGTGTGCAACTGGGGACCAATCACCAAAAAAGGCACAAAGTATTACAACTATGTGGGTGGTGAAATACCATCGGATGAAGTGACGGAGTTGCCAACCGCATACAAAGGATACAAGTTGTGGCATAAGTATACAGACGAACAGATTCAATCCGTTAAGGACTTGTTGATTCTTTGGAATGAAAAGTACGGCATAGATTTAACCTACAATGAGGACATTTGGGTTGTAACTAAACGAGCATTGAAGAACGAATCAGGTGTATTCACCCACAATTCAGTTCGTGCGGACAAGGCGGATGTGTATCCTTGCCCCCGTTTGATTGAAATGTTGAAGTCACTCACAAAGGAAAAGTAACCATTTACAAAAGAAAGGGGGTAAAATCCCTTTTTTTATTTGTGTATATGTTTGGAATTTCAAATACCAAATGTATATTTGTACCATGAACATGACACTTAACATATACGAATGCGTTTATCGCACAGAAAGCGGAAAGGAATTGTACACCAAGACATGGTATGCCCCAACATGGGAACACGCTTTTCGCATGGCTGAAATTTACCGCACAGTCACTTTACACGAAGCGTTTGATTTTATTTTAAAACGCATTTAATTTGGAATTGCAAATACTTTAACCTATTTTTGAAAAGACAAATAACATGGATATCATTTACTTAATCATCGGAACACCCATTGCATTCGCCATTGGTTATTCATGGCACTGCATCAAACGCAACAACAAGCGTTTTGAAGAAACACAAGAAGCAACCCCATACCAGTTTGAAAAGGATGAGTACATCCCCGAATTCAATGAGTTCACTCAAATGTTGGTTCAACGCAGAATGTATAAAGGCAAAGCAAAATGATACAAACTTGTTTTATAAATCAAAAGGAGTTGGATGCAATGAAAGATTACATTGTTAACAACAAAAAAGATTGGTCGATTGATTATCTATCTATGGGTACAAGTGCAGGTGATAAATATCCTGATATGAGATTATACCAAGTGAATATAGAAGGCACAATGGATTACACAGACGCGTTTCATTTCGGGCAATTTTTATGCGCACAAAAATATGATGACACTATATTTTAGAACCCTTTTTGAATTGGATGCGGTTGAAACCATTTTGAAACGCAAGACATACAAGAACATCAACATCATTGAAAAGCACTACCAAAACAACGGCACTTATTCTATCACCTTTGAAGGACATGAGGATTGGCAGTTATTCACACTTGGACAAGCACATCAAATCATCATCATAAATGACAACACACGAAGCACTAACACAAGTATTTAACAAGTCAAACAAAGAGTTGGCGGAGTTATTACACGCCAATTACGCAACAGTTACCACCTGGAAATTCCAATTCAAACGAAACGGCCTTTCAATGGAAAAACAATTTGAGATTTTAACAAAACTAAACTACCAATTAAAAAACAAAATAGTATGGAACAACAAAAAAGAAGCGCAGTAACCAATGTAACTGCCAACGGAACTTACAATGGTCAGTATGGCACATTGTACAAATTTGAAATCACCTTTGCCAATGGCGATTCTGGTGAGTACGCATCCAAAAGTGCGGATCAAACCAAATTCAAAGTGGGTGTGGAAACCGATTACACCATCACATCCAAGGAATTCAAAGACCGCATTTATTACAAGATTGCACCCGTGATGGCACAACCAGGTGCGCAACCATTTGTAGCAAAGGCAAAGGATCCCGAAACGGACAAACGCATTACCCGTATGAGTGTATTGAAAGTGGCGGGTGATTTGGTCATCAATGGTGACATCAAGTTACACGAAATACTTGCCTACGCCCAAGTGTTTGAAAAGTTCGTGGTAGATGGTCAAGACACCTTGGCACAATTGAAACCAGTTTCACACGATGAATTGCCATTTTAGGATGAAAAAAATGATTGAACAATTATCGGACACGATGTTGGAAATAGGGGGTGGCAATTACTGCCCCCTACAATTCCACATTGAATTAAAGGAATTGGCAGACACCATCAAAAACTTTCAGGACCAAGTAAAACCCCTTGCATTGACCGAAGCGGGTAAATGGCATGGGCAAGTGTACCATGGCTACGAAATCACACGCAAGGCGGGTGGAGGTCGGTATAACTATGACCACATCCCACAAGTGATGGAATTACGGGCGGAGTTAAAGGAACGCGAAAAACTCCACCAACACGCCTACAAGAACATGAATCACGGAATTTATTTGAACGAACAAACGGGGGAAGTGTATGAACCCGCCCAGTACCTGCAAAATGAGGATACAATAATGTTAAAAAAGGCATGATACCAACACAAAGAACAAAGAATAAAATGTTTGTTAAAAACATCGTTAGAGCCATCGCAATCGTATTGGCATTGTATCTATGCACCGCGTTCATTAAATGCGAATACAACGCATCTAAATGGGAAGAATCACAACGGGCTGGAATGGTTATGTTGTCACTTTTACTTATTGGGATTCTTTATCTCAAAGAAGAATTGGATTAATAAAAAATGGGGGGCATCGGCATCCCCCCACTAATCCCATGAAATGACAAATAACAAGAACGGATTGTTGCAAAGATAGTTCTTTTTTGTATATTTGTTGCGTTAACTGGTATGTAGAAGATACCGAAAGTTAAACCACTTTTATCCCTGTTGAATTGCGTGTGCTTCTACCACCGCCGTTTGATGGGGATTTTTTTTATGAAAACCATATACACAACACAAACACGAGTAGAAGGAAAGCACTGCATTATTGAAGTTTACAAAGACCTCGAATGGTCACACACCTACGGTTTTCATTTAGACCTATTGTTTTACGATAGTTTTGGAAACAACATTTACAACCAACTTGGATACAAGTGGTGGGGTACAACGGAAAACATTGCGGAAATTCACAACGCAATCATGAAACACCTTTTATCTAAATGAGATGTCAAAAGATCCTGCATTTCTATTTTATTCAAGTGACTTTTTAACTGGCACAATGTTCATGGACAATGAACAAGTTGGAAAGTTTATTCGCTTGATGTGCGCCCAACACCAAAAAGGCAGATTGACTGAAAAAGATATGTTAAAGATATGTGGAACACATGACGAAGATATATTTGAAAAGTTTGCCTTGGACGGGGCGGGGCTTTATT